TGAACATCTTACCACTGTCTGTAGTAGATGTGATTGTTTTTTGCTCGGAACTAAATCCTAATGCTTTAAATGTAGGTGATGTTGGATATGTGCCACTCATTAAATCAATGCTTCCTTCCCTTGACTATTCAGTGCATCATTTATCACATTAACAATAACACTTCTACGTTTAACTAATAAATTATCAAATCCTTCTGTGTCATTAGCATATACATTTAAATTGACTGTTGTTTGTCTAGCTAATTGAGAATTAGGTACAATAGTTCCTGATTGATCTGGTACAAACATCTCAGGCTTACCACCTTCTCCTACCATATAACTTGATCCTGCTTGTACTCTACCACCCATAGCCCTACCTTGATATTGTTGTGATTGAATACTTGCAATTTGTACTGCACCCATAGCACCAATTAAAAATGCTCCAATATAATTAGCAGTTGATAATGCTTTTGTGACACCTTGAGCAGTATTCACAATAGCTTCTGCGGTAGCTAAGGCTTTATTTAACTCAAATGCTTTTTTGTTATTTTTAGCTAATGCTCCTAATACTTCTTTACCTGCTTGAATAGTGAAATCTTTTTTTGCTTCTTCTGATAGTTCATTAAACTTTAATTCTTGGAATTTACCTGATTTGAATATTTGTAATTGTTCATTAACTTCTTGCTCTTTTAATGCTTTTCTATCTTCTATACCTTTTGCTAGTATTTCAGTCTTTAAACGCTCATATTCACGATCAGACATTAACCCATTCATCTTGGCTATATTGATTAATTTTAATTCTTCTTTTTCTTTATTTAATTGAGCAAGATATGGATCATATGCTTCTTTTAATGCTCTAATTCCATTAGTCACTCTTTCTTGTAATTCCCTAAATTGCTCTAATCTTTTGTTGTTTTCTTCTAAGACTTTATTTTGAGATTTATCTAATGCTAAACGATCTCTTGCGTCTTGATTCCCACCTTTGAATACATTATCTAGATTATCTTTTACTAGACTAGAAGAACGACTTAGTGTTTCAAAGATTTTAGCATAAGAATCAGCATCAGCTTGAGCCATTTTCAATAGATCAATTTGTTCACTAATTTTATCAATGGTTGTTTGTAAATCAGCATTTACATTATCCATCCCTTCTTCACCTTGAAGTTGCTCAGGGATAGGTATTATTTTACTTTGTATTCTTTCAAGTAATAATTCTAATTCTTCTATTGAAGCAGTAGCTATATCAATTTCACCTGCATCAAATGCTTCTTCAATTCCTTTTAATTGTTTACTTTTATCAATAAGTTTATCAATTTCTCCTACTAAAAATGAAATAGCACCAAATGCAACCGCACCTTTTTTACCAAATAGTAATACTGAAATTATACCTGAGGTTTGAACAAATGTAGGTAGTGACTTAAATCCTTCAATTGTTGTTCCTAAGGCATTAGCAATATTCTTAACTGCAGGTGCTACATCTTTAATTGTATCTGTTGCTGATGTTAACGCTCCTGCAAAATTTTCACCAATAGCAGTTGCTATATCTTTAATTTGTTGTTCGTTTTCTTCTAAGAATGTATTTAAATCACCAAACTCACCTTTAAGTTCATCAAAGAAGCCTGCCGCTACATCTTTTTGAAAATTAAAATACTTATCTCCAATCATTGAGATAGTACCTTCAAGAGTTGTAGCTAAATCTTTAGTAGCCTTAGCAAATCTTCCATCTCCTGCAAATAGTTCTTCAAATTTTGCTACTGTTTCTTCTGCAGTGACTTTAGCACCTGCTTGAAAACCTAATAAGGCTCTAACACCTCTTTCTCTAAATAAATCAGCAGCACCAATACCACCTGAAAAGGCTCTTTGAATTTGGCTTGATGTGGTTTCAAAATCTAATCCTGTGACTGCTGCTACATTACCAGTAATTTCTAGTATTCTATTAAGATCATTAGCATCATCAGCTACAACCGCTAGATTACCAGATGCTCTAGATATTTCCTCTAAAGAGAATGGCACTTTACCTGCAAACTTTGTCAGATTATCAAACGCAACTGCACCTTCTTCTACTGATCCAAATAAAAATTTAAATCTAACTTGTAGGCTCTCAACTTCTTTACCTACATTAACAAATGATCTTATAGCTGCACCTGCACCAATACCTATTAATGCACCTTTTAAACTAAATACTGATGATTTTACTGAGTTGAGCCTATTTTGTACTCCTGTTAAGGCTCTTTTCGTTTTGTCTTTTGCGATAATGTCAATATTGAGTTGTTTAGTCATTATCTTCTTTTACCTTGCATCTTTTGTTTATTCAATGCTTTTTGTTCTTCTTCGTGTTTGAGATTATAATATGCAACCCACATATCAAATTCTTCTACTGGCATCTGCATGAGTTCGCCAATAGTTTTATGTAGTTTTTCTGCTAGAAAGAAATGGAATCTAAGTTCTGTGTCAGTTTCTATTTTTTTTTTAAACTGTCACCAGATGGGAGTGTTCCCATAATTTGACTTGCTACCCTGCCTATAATGTCAGGATCAACAAACTTCTTCATTTTAATCTTACTCTCTAGATCAAACATTCTCTCACCATCTTTTGTTTCTGCCTTCTTGACAATAACATCTATTAATACTGTGAGATCATTATCGTTTGATCCTTTGAATATTTCAGATTTTTCAAGCAGCGTGAATGGTTTAACATAAATGGCATCTTCGCCAGTTAAGTTCCATTCTTCAACTTCTATAATTTTTATCTCTTGGTGTTTAAAGTGTGAGATAGCACCTTCAAGGTAATCCTTTTTTGGCATTTATAAATTATACAGTTGTTGTGCTTACGCCGCCTGAGAATTGCACTGTTATTGTTCTAGCAATAACTCCGTCTAAAGATACGTTCTGAGATACGCCAGTCACTAAAGCAGTTCCAGTGTAATATGTATCTGCTGAATCTGCACCTTCAGGGTATAAGTTTAAAGTCACTGATGCACCTACTGTTAATGCGCCTTGACCTGAACTATCTGTTTCATCCCAGTGACATTCAATAGTACCTGTAGCATCTGATCTTAATGTTTTATACGTCTTAGATGTATCTGTAAGGCTTGTATCTTCAACTGTATCGCTAGTTTCATCAATAGTAAAACCAGTCACTTCCGCAACTGTATCTGTTCCTACTTTGACTACTCCGCTTGTTCCGACATGGGTTGCCATTCGCTTACTCCTTCATTTGTTTGTTGTTGTTCATCTACTTCTACATCTTTTTTCTTAGATGATCTAGTAGATTTTTTTTCTTGCTCAAGTTTATATCCTTTAGCTAGAAACTTGTCTATATCCTTATCCCAAATCTCAATGGTGTCATTTCCATTTGGCATAAATATTTTAATTCGTTTAGCCATTATGATGTACCTCTAACAAATTCATAGAATACCCTTACCACAATTCTTATTCCGCCCAAAGGATATAATGTACCTTCATCAGATGATATCTCTACTATTTTTGTTTCTTTGGCATTACCACCTCTAGTTCTGTCTGTATCTAGAGTTTCTTCTATAACTTCTATAAGCTGATTGCGTTTGGTATCTAGGTTGCTATCTGTGCCTTTCACATACCCCACAAGAACATAATCAATAGTTCCTGATCTTTTACCTGCTGCATAATCTCCTAGTGCAAAATCTTCTCTTGTTTCATCTCCAGTAGTGACATAAATCGCAGGGAATTGAGGATCAGCTAAATCTTCCTGCGGATTAATTGGCTCTCTGGTAATCTTCTTTAATTCAATAGGGGATGTGACCGCATCTAGGGTACTGATAATATTAGCTGCTATATCTTCTCGTAAACTCATAATTTCAACTCCTTTTCTAACACAGAAAAGAATATCTTTTCAATCTTTACTTCTTCATCTTTAGAAATACTAAAGAACTCTCTTTTAACTTTCTTTCTCCCTGCTCCTGCTTCATCATGGAAAAATGCTTTTCTATTAGCAAATCCTTGTCTAAAGAATAATTCACCTTTACTAGCTGATATTTTGCTAGTTAAAGAACTAAACATTTGCCCAGTATCAGTAAGATCAACTACTCCTGATTGTTTAACTGCGGCTCGTTT